AAGTGTCTTCCTGGGAACAGTACGATGTTGAATAACTTCGATGCTGTTACCATGAAGTTGACTGACATTTCCCTTAATGTCAAAGATTGCATATTGGACATGTCTAAGTCTGTCGCAGCACCGAAGGATGAGAAAGCGACTTTGATACCAATGGTACGAACGGCTGCAGAAATGCCACGCCAGACTGGACTATTGGAAAACTTAGTTGCTATGATCAAAAGGAACTTTAATTCACCTGAGTTGTCCGGAGTAGTTGATATTGAGAACACAGCCTCTTTAGTGGTAGATAAATTTTTTGATAGTTATTTGCTTAAAGAAAAAAGAAAACCAAACAAAAATTTTTCTTTGTTTAGTAGGGAGTCTCTCAATAGGTGGTTAGCCAAACAAGAACAAGTCACTATTGGGCAATTGTCTGATTTTGACTTTGTGGATCTGCCTGCAGTTGATCAGTATAGACATATGATTAAAGCACAGCCGAAACAGAAGTTGGATACTTCCATTCAAACGGAATATCCGGCTCTACAGACGATTGTGTATCATTCTAAGAAGATCAATGCAATTTTTGGACCGCTCTTCAGCGAACTGACAAGGCAACTACTGGACAGTGTTGACTCAAGCAGATTTTTGTTCTTCACGAGGAAGACACCAGCTCAAATCGAAGATTTCTTCGGAGATCTAGATAGTCATGTCCCCATGGATGTGTTGGAGTTGGATATTTCCAAATACGACAAATCTCAGAATGAGTTTCACTGCGCAGTAGAGTATGAAATCTGGAGAAGACTGGGTCTAGAAGATTTTCTGGCAGAAGTGTGGAAACAAGGGCACAGAAAAACCACTCTTAAAGATTACACAGCTGGTATAAAAACATGTTTATGGTACCAGAGAAAGAGTGGTGATGTTACAACTTTCATAGGAAATACTGTTATTATAGCCGCGTGCCTAGCCTCGATGTTACCGATGGAAAAACTGATTAAAGGGGCGTTTTGTGGTGATGACAGTCTGCTGTACTTCCCAAAGGGCTGTGAGTTCCCTGATATACAACAGGCTGCAAACTTAATGTGGAACTTTGAAGCCAAGTTGTACAAGAAAAGGTACGGGTACTTCTGTGGAAGGTACGTCATACATCATGATAGAGGCTGCATTGTGTATTATGATCCTCTGAAGTTGATATCTAAACTCGGTGCTAAACACATCAAGGATAGAGAGCACTTAGAGGAGTTCAGGAGATCTCTATGTGATGTTGCTAGTTCATTGAACAACTGTGCGTATTACGGGCAGTTGGACGATGCTGTAGGGGAGGTTCATAAGACCGCCCCTCCTGGTTCGTTTGTTTATAAAAGTTTGGTTAAATTCTTGTCTGATAAAGTGTTGTTTAGTTCGTTGTTTCTAGATGGCATTAGTAGTTAAGAGTAGGGTCAATGTCAATGATTTCATTAATTTGTCA